TGAAAATGTACAAATATCGTAAAACTTTTCTCTATTATGCTGGAATCTTCTTTTTCAGTATGTTTTTACCATTGTTTGTACCTACATGGCTTGCTGTGTGCAATCTTTTGCTTGTTAGCTTTTGCGCAACACGTTTGTATTATCAGATTGTTGCTGAGATCGATGCTGAATTAACACGTCGCGTTGATCGATTATCAAGTTTGTGCCAGGATGTCCGAGAACATTTGAGATCGAACATGACTAAATACTTTGGGATTGGAGTTTCATTACTCGCAATCTACAAGGGATACACCATTGTAAGACCTTTTTTGTTTTCACAAGATAAATCCACGTATTTTGAGAAAGCTACAGATTTATTCTCGAATATTTTGCAAGATCCAAAATCTCCGAAACACCTTTATGAAGTACAAGACGAAAGGGATTATAAGGAAGGTTATTCTAGGATGACCCCCCGTGAAACCCGTGTGTCTAAAACTTCTACCAGTGAAGATCTGCAACTTGCAGTTGCGAAAGCATTGAGAGTTGTTGTCGTCAAATCAAAGGGACAAATTTATGGAACTGTGAATGGTATTTTGGTTGCATCTAATGTAATCTTAGTACCTTCTCATGTTGTTCCAGGAGTTTTCCCTTTTGATATTGAAACATCTACAACACCAGGAGTTCCTTCTGCAAAGACTAAAGATCAGAAACTGACTGAGGACTATTGCTATATTGATCGTGAGCGAGATTTTGCTCTAATTCATTTGGCATCTAGTCCCGCCGGGATAGATTTTGCCCGTTTCTTTCCAGAGGAGTATCCCCAATTCCGAACTAGGGCTACCACTTTATTGTGGAAATCCCCAGATAACAGAGTGATCTCTTCTACCCAACCCGCAAGGGAGATGGTTGAAGACTTGAATTACTATGGTTATCTAGAATCGGAGGGTCTCCTTTATGGGACGCGTAATGTGTTGAATCGGTACACCTTGAAGAAAGGTACTGGTTTGAAAGTTGATCTCGACTTCCAAGGTTTTGGTGGTTTGTGTGGTGGCATGTACATTGACGCATCCAAAGGGATCATATATGGATTTCACGTGGCTGGTTACGCCGCCTCGAGAACTGGATATCTGACATGTATTACAAAACCCATGTTAGATGAAGGTTTAGCGAAAATTCGTTCTACAAGTCCAACTCTCGTTGTACATAATGCACAGGAGGTGCGTGTTGATACATACGGTTTACCGTATACATTGGTCAATGAAAAACCTTTGTATTTGCGAGAAGATGGCACCCAACAAGACACCATAGTTACTTATTTTGGTAAAGTCTTGAAGGATGGGTTGCCTATGGAGAGCAGAGCTCGAGCACCCTATGTGAAAACACCTTTTCAAGGAGTTCCAGAGAACTTGGGTGAAAACAAACACCGACCTCCCCGTGACCCCAATGATGTCGGGAAAGGGATGAAGACTTTGAGTAAGTTGACTGACCCAGTCCAACATTATGAGGGTGATCTACTGAAACGAGCCATTGATGACTATAAGAATCACACTCTCAAAATTATTCACGAGAATCTTTCCGAAGTGCAAGATATGTTACGTATCTACACTCAAGAAGAAGCTATGGATGGTATTGGTGAGTTTGGTTTAGGTGGTCTTCCCAATGATACATCAGCCGGTTTCCCGATTAACAAGTCGAAGAAACAATGTTTGGTGAGGGATCCAATGGATGAAGCTTTAGTGAAGGTTCCCCGAGAATTTAACGATACCTTTGATATCCAATCTGAAATTGATAGGACAGAAAAGGCTTGGCGTGAAGGTTCTCGTTCAGAAACAATTTACAAAGCCAGTAGCAAAGTTAATGAATTGTTGCCACATAAGAAAGCGCTTGAGAAAGTGCGAAAATTTTATGGTAGCAGTTTTGCAAACTTTGTGGCTTCACGAAAAGTTTTAGCAGGTATTCCCCGCTTTATGCGGCGCTTTTGGGCGCAAACTGAGTGTTTGGTTGGAATAAATCCCACTTCGAAAGAATGGGATGAATTTCATACTTATTTAACTCGTTTTAGTACGACACGCATGATCGCCGGTGATTTTTCTGGTTTCGATACCCGCATGGCAGCTCAAATCACAAGTGGTGCGGCAGCAATTATGGTATCTTGGTATCAACTTGCTGGTTGCACTGAAGATGAGCTCCAGTTATTGCGTGGTGCCTTGTCTGACATTATTCACCCTAACATTTTGTTTGATGGTGACTTG